AACGGCATTTTTGAACTTGAAATGCAGTATCCGATTACAGGAATCCATTATGAAGAAATAAAAACACGAAACATTATTTTTGCACCTCCAAGCCCCATAGACAACGCGCAGCCATTTCGCATTTATAGGATTACCAAACCGCTCAACGGAAATATAACGATTTATGGTGAACACATCAGTTATGATCTATCCGGAATCCCTGTGTCTCCATTTACAGCTGGGAGCACGGCAGAAGCTATGTCCAAGCTGCAAAGCAGCGCGGCAATCGAAAGCCCGTTTACTTTTTGGACGGATAAAGAAACGGTTGCAACAATGTCTGTAGTGGCACCAGCGTCCACGCGTTCGTTGCTAGGTGGTCAACAAGGCAGCGTATTAGATGTATATGGCGGAGAATATCAATTTGACCGATACACCGTTCGTCTATATAACCAGCGCGGAATGAATCGCGGGGTATCTATCAGGTATGGTAAAAATCTTACTAGCCTTGAACAAGACGAAAACATTTCCAGCGTTTATACAGGCGTTTATCCATATTGGATGGATGCCGATAACAACCTTGTCACACTTCCTGAAAAAATTCTAAACGCTCCTGGCACATATAATTTTACACGAATCATGGCGCTGGATTTATCGCAAGAGTTTGAAAGCGCGCCTACGGAGGAGCAGCTAAGGAACCGCGCTAATACATACATGACGGCAAATAACATTGGCGTGCCCAAAGTAAGCCTGGATGTATCGTTTATTCAGCTTGAGCAGACCGAAGAATATAAAAACATTGCGCTTTTGGAACGCGTAGAACTTTGCGATACGGTAAATGTTGAGTTCCCGGAATTGGGAGTGTCTGCAACGGCCAAATGCGTAAAAACCGTTTATGATGTGCTGCAAGAGCGATATAAAAGTGTGGAGCTTGGCGAAGCGCGCACCAATATTGCAGATACAATTGCAGATCAGCAGCAAAAAATAGAAAAAGCACCGACAACGAGCGCAATGCAACAGGCCATAAACAATGCTACAAATCAGATTACAGGCAATAAAGGCGGATATGTAATATTGCACAGCTCTACGGGCAGCAAAGAACCAGATGAAATCCTTATTATGGATACTCCGGAGATTTCAACGGCAACGAAAGTTTGGCGTTGGAACAAGTCCGGGCTTGGGTATAGTTCGAGTGGATATAACGGGCCGTATGGATTAGCAATGACGCAGGACGGCGCGATTGTAGCAGACTTCATCACGACAGGCGTGCTGACAGCAAACCTTATCAAAGCAGGCGTTTTGCAGAGTTTGAATGGTGCGTCAAGTATTAATATGGATACTGGAGAAGCTAAGCTTTCTGGTTCACTCGAAACGAAATCTGGAACTGAAGGAGATATTGCTCATATAGATATGGGAGGCATTTGGGTTGAACAACCGTCCGGCATTCGCCGTGGTTTATATACAACCGAAAACAAAGATGTTATCGCAAATCTTGATATGTTAGTGCTCACACCAAAAGATATATCACAAAGTGTTTGGGGTGGAGAGGCAAAAGTAAAGTTGGACATCAAATCAAATGGTCATGGAGACATAGGCGTTTTCAATGCTTCTCATGATAAATCTCTTTCCCTTGGGTTTTCTGGGGAATATCCATGCTTGTTTTTTAACGCTTCTGCGGTTTTGTGGAAGGAATCATCTGGGAATGTTGTGGCTTATCTCAATGTTATCAATGGCAAATCGGTATCATGGACGTACAGCAATGAACTAGGGAAATATGTTTTAACAGGAACATAGGAGGCAACATGCAAGTAACAAAAAACATAACGCTTGATTTACTTGAAACGGGTAGTCCGGTCATTATAAAGGCAAAACAAAACGACCGAAACACACGGTATATTGCGGCACATCTATACGTTGATGGTCTAGCCTATCCTGTGCCCAGCGGAACAGAGATTGCTTTCCGGTATAAAAAACCAGACGGCACAGCGGGCTTTTATGACACGCTGACGGACAACTCTCCTGCCATTACTGTATCTGGCAATACAGTTACAGTAGAACTTGTGGAACAGGTATTGACCGCGGCAGGGTGCGTCCATTGCGAAATCAACATGTATAATGCCGCCTCGGAAAAACTTACAACATTTACGTTTGAAATTTCTGTAGAGGAAAGCGTCCTGACTGACGCAGAAATCATCTCAAGCGATTATTACAACGTACTTACAGCGGAAATTGCAAAAGCGCTACAAGCCGTAACTGATGCGACAGAACAAGCCGAGAACGCCGCACAAAGCGCACAGAATGCCGCAGATAGCGCCGCAATGTCCAAGGACTGGGCTGCTGGCCAACCCGTTACATACAGCGGCGCCCCCGTCTCCATCGCCTACGCGGGAGCGCAGCGTATCGCATCCATAACCGCCTACGGCGAGAACGCACAGGGCGGTACTACGGAGGCTCCTGTGGCGCTCTCGGGTATATCGTCCGTTACGGTAAACGATGATGTTACCGAGCTGCCAATTCCGCGCCCGCTGCGGCGTGTGGGAGATGTCAAGGATAAGTGCGTCACGCGGCAAGAGCATGAAGGTGTCGAAAAGCTCGTTGTGACGTACAATGTGGGTTACATTGCCAGCTATGCGGGCGAAAGTATCACAACGGCGTGGATATCCAGCACGGGAGCACTTTCCACAGGCGCAGAAGTTGCCTATGTGCTCAGTTCTCCCGAAGTGTACGCTACGGACCCGCTGGACATTGACAACGCCGCGGGCCCGCTCACCGTCATGACGGGCGGGGAGGTCGAGGTGCGGATGACGGAGCTGGTTGGGACGCGCAGCGACGTGTCAAATAACACCGTAGCATTCTCCGAAGCGTCACAGGATACAGATATTCAGACGGGGGAAAAGCTGACCGTGCTGTTCGGGAAGATAAAGAAGCGGTTTTCGGCGATGCTGGCCGCGATTGCAGACCGGTACACAAAAGCTGAGGCGGAGGCACGGTTTATGCCGAACCTGAACCTGCTTGATAACAGCGATTTCACGAATCCGGTGAATCAGCGGAATGGGTCTGGAACAATCAGCGCCTCAGGATATTTTATCGACCGCTGGAAACTTGTGTCTGGTACAGTACAGATTACAGCGAATGGACTTGTGCTGAACGGTATAATTTCGCAGATACTCGAAAATGCGGCAGGCACTGACGTTACCGCGAGCGCAAGCGCAGGGACGGCGAGTTACGATAATAGCACAAAAACCTTTACACTCACAGCAACCGGACAGACCATCACATGGGCCAAACTGGAAAAAGGCAGCGTGGCTACGCCGTATGTGCCGAATGGGTACGGGGCGGAGCTATCGGAATGCTTGAGATACTATTACCAAGTGTCTTCTCTTAGAACATTCGGGCAACAACATACTGGTGCAGGAACGTACGTGAATATAATTCTTCCTCAAGTCATGAGGGTTACGCCTACTGTGAGCGCACCCGGCGAATGGACTATACGATTTAACGAAATGGATAAAAAGGCGACTGTTTCGTCCGTAAATTCTTTGACTGGAAATACATTAAATTTAACCATGAGCACTATTGCTGGTGGAACCTACATTGGCCCTTTGTACGCTTTTTATGATGGCAAAATTACATTTTCTGCAGACCTTTAAATGGGGGAAAATATCATGGAAGATAAATATACCGTATATGTCCGCACGGACGAAGCGGGGCGCATTATTGAAGTGAACAGCAGCGCGTTTCTGGCCGACACGGCGGGTTGGACGGCCATTGATGAGGGCTACAGCGATAAGTACCACCACGCGCAAGGCAACTACTTTGCATTGCCGCTGTACGGGCCGGATGGCTGCGCGAACTACAAGCTGGCAGACGGCGCACCCGTAGAGCGCACAGAGGCGGAGAAGGCAGCAGGGATTGCTGCGTCATTTAGCTACACACCGCTGATGTCGCTTTCCGCAGACTTGTGAGGAGGCAATCATGGTAAACAACACAGTACACACCATCACCCTATCCGGCTACACCGCTACTGCCGAAGGCAACTGCTGGGCGCTACAGCTCGGTACGTGGGACAGCTACGGCATCGAACAGATCCAGCTTGCACTTGGCCCGGAGTGGGAGGGGCTTGTCATCACGGCAACGTTCACGCCGCCGAAAGGTAGAAAAGCCGTTAAGGTGGTAGTCGATTCCTCAGGCCTGTTTGATGTGCCGCAGGAGGCTACAGCGCTCTCTGGACATGGCACGATTACCTTTGCCGGCAGCACTTCCGGCCAGCAACGCATCAGCGTCGACGTGCCGTATGGGGTGGGAACCCACGCGGCAATCGACGGCGTCACGCCGACGCCCACGCCGAGCGAGTGGGCGCAGTTTGTTGCCCAAGTGCAGCAGGCCAGAGACGACGCCGAAGCGGCGGCACAAGCCGCAGCTGGAAGCGCGCAGGAAGCTCAGAACATCGTAGACGGCGCGGTGCAGGCCGTAGAAAATACCGGGCGGGAGCAGTCCGAGGCGGTCGCCGCTGCTGGTGACACGCAGATTGGACGCATCAACACCGCATCTGACACTGCGCTGAAAAACATTGCAGACACCAAAGCCGGTGCGCTGGCAGAGGTTACCGCAGAGGGCGGCAAGCAAATCGGGCTTATTGGTGACACGGCTGCCGGAGCGCTGGACGATATCAAGTCCGCCAAAGACGGAGCACTGACGGAAATTTCCGCAGAGGGCCAGACGCAGAAAAGCACCGTCGCAGCGGAAGGTGAAAAACAGCTCGAAGCGGTCACAAAGAAGGCCGCAACAGCAGAGGCGGCCGCAAAACGCGCAGAAGATGCGGCGCAGAGCTTTGGTGTTGGTGTGCACCGGTATGGCGCTCTTTGGGACGGCATCAACTCTGCATGTACGCGTCTGTACAATGCCGAGGGAAAGACCGCTGCTGCGCACATGGGGACATTCGATGCTGGCATCGTGAACGATTTTGACAATATCTATCCGTGGTCTGAGATGCGGCTGTGCAACTGGATACCGGGAACGGCCACGGAAAAAGCAAAGATCACGGCATTTGAAGGGGAGCCGGGTTATGATGCATCGGCGAACCTTGGGGCGTACCGGCCTGAATTTTGGTACAGCATTGAACCGCAGACAGGTGGCGGGATTCTGTTTGTCGTTGCAGACGGAAAACTTCCGGGCTATCACTATTCGCCGCCGTACATGCTGACATCATGCTTTGTCGCAAATGACGGCAGCGGCGGATTACAGTGCAAATCTGGCGATATACAATGCGATTCAGTTTCACTCAACAACTACAACACGATGAACGCGGCGCAGGGCATGCTGACAGAAGACTACTGGGCAGACGGGGCGGAGAAATTGCTACTGACTGTTGAATTTGCGGAAATGAACTCGCAGAAAGTCACCGGAAACGGATTTACGGGGGCACGTTATAACGAGAATGACGTGGCACAAAAAACGGAAGCTGCCGCAAATAGCGTGGTGGTGCTTGCTGCTGCCGCATCTAATTTTGTAGCGGGCTCTCAGACCATTGGCCTTGGCACATCGCTCGGCGGTAACCAGAAAATGAAACACAGGAAACTGATTGAGATTGCAGACTACGAAGGAGACTCGACGCTCAAGCGGCTGGTTTTTGACGGAGCGCCAGTGGATGTGGCGCAGGGCGATATTGTATATAGCACTTCTGCGGTTTTTGATGGCGCACCGGTTGGACATGGAAGCGGGTACGTTGGAGCAAACGGCAAGGCGATCAGTTATTACCGTGGTGCTGCGCTGCAAACGGGTGCTTATATGTGGATTGCGAACATTTTGCGCGCGAGCGACGAAACTGTATGGGTTGCGCCTTCGGACGCCACACAAACGGGCGCAATCGGAGAAGATTGGATAAACACAGGGCTGACACTGCCGACAGCAGAAGGCGCGGTCAAACACCTTGCTGTATCTAAGAAGTGCCCACTAGTAATACAGCCTGACGCAGTCGGAAATGGCGCAACAACCACAGCACCTGTTGGCGACTATTTTTATAGGCCACAGGCTGGGGCTGGCGTAACGGCGTTGCTGTCTCGTGGCGCCTGTGCCAACGGCTCGACTGCTGGCGCTTGGTACGGGACTTGGTGGAACACTCCCTCGATCGCGCACTGGCGCAGGGCGTCGCGCTCCCTCATCAGAAACCCCTTTGGGGGTACGGGGGTCGCAACCCCTGTGACGCCGGACTGATGCAGACGGCTTGAAATGCGAAAAAAGGGGTATAGGCTATATGCGGCGTTGCTGTCTCGTGGCAACTTTGCCAACGGCTCGAATGCTGGCGCTTGGTACGGGACTTGGTGGAACACTCCCTCGATCGCGCACTGGAACAGGGCGTCACAGCTCCTGTCGTACTGGGGGACATTGAAGCAGTGCGACAGCTACAACTTTAGACGAACGCGGTTTGACACGTTCGTCTCGATATCACATTGTAAGGAGGTAATGAAAAATGTTCACAACCGGAGACGCTGCACCAGCGGGGGCGTTTGAAATCCGTAAAAGTACGGAAAAAACAAGTTGCGTCGCGCTTTTCGAGAACGTGCGTGAAATAGAAATGCAGGAAGGGAGAAAGGGCTGGCAATGGGACGAGTACACAATGCCTGTGACTTACCGCGCGGAACTCGAAGACCGCATCCGAAACGATACGGCGTCGTGGCTTTCTACTGCAAAGGAATACGAAAAAAAGACGCTTGCAACGCAGATCAGAGAAAAAAGAAATGAACTGCTCGCAAAATGCGATTTTGCCGTATTGCAAGATGCACCGACAGATAAGGAAGTCTGGAGCGCATACCGACAAGCGCTGCGGGACGTGCCGGAGCAGCCGGGATTTCCGTACACCATAGAATGGCCGAAATGGCCGGGAAACGCGGAGGGAAAAGAAAAATGATTTTTGAAGGCAGGAACCGGGTGACGTCCGGCTTTCGACTGGCGGCCCGACCGAGCCACAACGGCATTGACCTTGTGGGGGATGACGATAAAACAGTGCACGCCGTCGCGGGCGGCACGGTGGGCTTTGCGGGCGTCGTGTCCAAAAGCGCGGGCGGTCTGACGTGGCAGTGGGGCTATTATGTCCGTATCGACGGAAACGACAACCGCAAATATTACTACTGCCATTTGGTGGCCGGCAGCTTGCTGGTGCGCGCGGGCCAGCGCGTGCAGGCGGGTACAGCACTGGGCACGATGGGCAACACCGGGTACAGTTTCGGCGCGCACACGCATTTTGAAGTGCGCAACGCCTATGGCACACCGATAGACCCGGCAGGCTATGCAGGCGTGCGGAATGCGGTTGGTACTTATGCAGATACAACGGACAAGGAGGACAACGACATGAAATTCTTGAAGGTGACGAGCGGCAAATGCGAGGTGTTCACCGCGCCCGACGTGAACGCGGTGGACAAGCACTATAACGGCGGAAAGCTGACTGAGGGCGTGTGCTACCCGGTGCAGGCCGAGGTGGGCAGCTCCGGCGGATACAGCTGGGTTCGCATCTTCGTGGCGGGAGTGCAGCGTTACGCCGTGGTGCTGGCCGACCGCTGCCAGCTTGTGACGCTTTCCCCGGGCGACGCGTTCACGGCCTGCGTGGCGCAGGGAGATGCGGGCGGCGGCGCAGAGGAACTGAAAGCGCAGCTTGAAGCGGCAAACGCCCGCGCGGATGCCGAGGCCCGCCGCGCGGATGAAGCGGACAAGCGCGCCGACGCAGAGACGCAACGCGCTGACCGGGCGGAAGCTGGGGAAAAACGCGCGAACGAGCAGGCGGGAGCATACCTGCAGCGTATTGAATCGGCCAAAACTGCGTTGGGGGTGTAAGGCGATGGAGAACATCATCGTCGCGCTTATCACGGGCCTGCTGTCTCTGGTGGGCGTAGTGATTACCAATACGGCGGCCGCCCGGCGCACAGAGAACAAAATCACCACAGCGCAGGCTGTGACGGACACAAAGCTGGACGAGCTGACGCGGGAAGTGCGGGAGCACAACGGCTTTGCCCGGCGCATGCCCGTTGTGGAGGAACAGATCAAGGTAGCGAACCACCGCATCAGCGATTTGGAAAAATGGATGGAGGGTAAATAATTATGGATATTTCTGTATTTGGGCTGGGCACCGTCGCAGCCATCACCGTGCTGTGCTATCTCGCCGGTACGGGCGTGAAAACCACGCCGCTGGACAACAAGTACATACCGGTCATCTGCGGAGGCACGGGCCTCGTGCTGGGCGTCGTAGCCCTGTATGCGGGCATGCCGGAGTTCCCGGCGACGGACCCCATCACGGCGGCGGCTGTCGGCGTGGTGTCCGGACTTGCGGCCACGGGCATCAATCAGGCTGTGAAACAGCTTGGCAAAACCGAATAGTATATGACGAAAACCCCCGGTTCAGGATTTTTGATTCCTGGCCGGGGGCTTTTTGTTTTTCTAAAAGCGCCGCCCCCGTCCGTGGATAGCAGATAAGGGCGGCTGGGTAATTGCGAGATTTACACAGGTCGCGATAAATATCAAAAAACATAAGTTTGTCCTTCCTTTTTTGGGGAAAACGCCAAAGTTTAAAAGAATAGACAAAATCTATTGAAATGTTTAACGAATTAGACTATACTAAGTGCATGAGGTTGAAATCGATAAACAAAGTTGAATAGATTAGTCTGTTGCAAACTTATAATATCATTTTTGTTTAAGAATTTCAACACGCGAAAAGAAAGGAGGCTAAAGTTTGTATGCCTGCACAATGGACAGGAGAAATCGTTGGTAAATTGCACGCAAATCGCATTCAACAGGTACAGCTTGCGGCTCACATGGGCCTTACACCGGAATATGTGAGCATGGTTCTGAATGGAAAGAGAGAGCCGCAAAACGCCGAACAGACATTCCGCGCCGCGCTCGACGAACTGATTGCAGAGAAGGCTGCACAATCAGAATAACAGGAAATATGTACCATAAACCGTACATAAAGGAGGCGGTATGATGCCGCGCGAGAAAGAACTGTTTTACCCAACATTAGAACGTATCGAGCAACGGCAGACCGGATGTTTCCAGACAAAATTGTGTACAAGCAAGAAGAGGCCGCAAAAATTATGGGTGTTTCGGTAACTACATTGTGGAGAAAGGGGCTGACTGGTGGTGAAATCACATGTGAGCAACTTGCGAGGGTGTTTGCGTAGCAAGGAGCCTAACCCGTTCTGCCTGCGTCTCCCGCGCGGCCTGCGCGGATGGATAATCCTTATCTATAAGGTCGTGCTGATTGCATCCGTGTTGCCCGTGCTGGACGGCCTACAGGCGATAAGCCGGGGAAACTCGGACATGCTGCCGGGGCTTGCAACGCTGGCGTTTGGGCTGGTACTGGTGCTTGCCGGGATCGCGGGATACATAGCTGTAAGAGAGGAGGACAAGCCATGACACAAAAAGAATGCGTGCAGGTTGTACGTGCGGCCGGGTTCAGCGGATACGACAAATCGCTGGACAGCAAGGCCAACAATCCCGGAAAATACGGCGTACAACGCACAGCAGAAGCGCAGGCCGCGCTGGACGCGGTTGCAACGGCCAGAAACGGCGGTTTACCCGCGAAGCAATGTAAACGGTCGGGCGACAGGCACAAGCTGCCACACCGCATTTCCGCCCGATTTACGCGCGAACAGGCAGAACGGATAAAGGAAGCCGTTAAACTGTGCGGATATGGAACAACACAGGGATGGCTGAATGTATGCAGCTACCGACTGTTGCGCGAAGAAGAAAAAAAGAAAGCCCCTGCATCCGCTGGCACGGATAACAGAGGCGCAGACCAAAAATCTACACTTAAAAAATACACCACCGGGGAGGATTTGTCAAATGCCTGAACTGCATTACATCGGAATATCTGCGGCGTTTGACCCTTACGCGGAGGCAGAACCGGTGTCTTATTGCCCGGAATGCGGCGCACCGGTATATGACGGAGAGCGCATCTATTACGGACATGGAACCGATCATGTAATAGGCTGTGAGCATTGCATTGATACAGGCTTTGCACAGGCCGGATAAGGAGTGAATATGAAATTCAGAGATTTGCGCGCCGATGAAGTTGACGCGCGGGTATCGACCGTAAGCGAAAAGGGTATTTCTTTGCTGCTCTACAAAGACGCACGCTGCGACATGCGAATCCTGGACGAAATTGTAGGATCAGAGAATTGGCAACGCGAGCACTACGAATGCAAAGGCAATTTGTTTTGCCGGGTTGGAATTAAGATGCCAGACTGGAATGACTGGGTATGGAAAAGCGATTGCGGAACAGAGAGCTACACCGAAAAGGAAAAGGGCGAGGCATCGGACAGCTTTAAACGCGCGTGTTTTAACTGGGGAATCGGTCGGGAGCTATACACGGCTCCATTTATCTGGATTAAAGCGGGCGATGGAGTTGAGATAAAGCCGAATACAAAGGGTGGATTTACATGCTACGACCGTTTTCGTGTTACATATATGGCTGTTTCAGACGGGAAAATCACTGCACTGAACATTGAGAACGCTAAAACAAAACGCACAGTTTATACCTTTGGAAATGTGGGCGGCGGAGATGTATGTGCAGTGTGTGGGAAAATGGTATCGCCGTTTGTAGCTCAAAAGAGCAAGGAGGCAAACAACGGGGTTGTGTATTGCTCCGGTACATGTAGAAAGGCTGCGAACAATGGTTAGGCGCATTGAATTTGATGCATGCCGCGTTGAAATGGGGCTTGAATGCTGGCTGCGCCTGCGCGTGAAAAACCGCGCGCAGGCCGCACAGATTGCGTATGAGCTGAAAGACAAGGCCATGGAGATGGTGGCCGAAATCAAGCGAAAGACAAAGGCGCGCAGCAAGGATGCAAACGCTTATGCGTGGGAACTGATGGGGCAGATGGCCGATTTACTGCACACAGACAAGGACAGCGTATATCTTGAGATGCTGAAAAGATACGGCCAGCAATTTGTGGTAAAGGTGCCAAATAAAAGCGTTGAGATGTTCAAGCGGCAGTACAAATACTGCGAACAACATGAAACGCTTCCGGCAGAGGAAAGGGCGCAATATTACCGTGTATACCTTGGCAGCTCTACATACACCACCAAGGAAATGAGCGTCCTGATTGACGGCATTGTAAGCGAGTGCAAAGACATTGGAATTGAGACGATGACACCGGAAGAGCTGGCACGCATCAAGGAGGAGCCGCGGTGAAGAATCTCGATAAAAACGGATACGCACCCAGCATTGTGACGTTTGATACAGACTGCTGCTTTTTGTGCGGCGGACAGGATGAAAAGCTTGACAGGCATGAATGCTTCGGAGGCGCGCTGCGCAGTAAAAGCAAGCGCCTTGGACTTTGGATTCCTTTATGCCACGGACGGTGCCATGAATACGGACCGGATGCGGTACATAGAAGCAAAGAAGCAAGGGCACTTTGCCAGCAGGCTGCACAGAAAGCGGCCATGCAGGAATACGGATGGAGCAAGGATGATTTCATCCGGGAATTTGGGAAGAACTACTTGTGAGGTAATATATGCTCAACATTGTAGCCTTGATGGGCCGCCTGGTGGCGGACCCGGAACTGCGCCACACGCCGAACGGCATTGCAACGTGCTCGTTCCGTATCGCGGTAGACCGCAGCTATTCCAAGGATGGAGAACGCAAGGCGGACTTCATCGACATCGTGGCATGGAGGCAGACAGCAGAGTTTGTTTGCAAGTATTTCCACAAAGGCAGCCTGATCGCCGTGGACGGATCCATCCAAACGCGAAATTATGAAGATAAGAATGGAAACAAGCGCACGGCCTTTGAGGTGGTCGCAGGAGGCGTTCATTTTGCAGGCGGGAAAGATGATGGCGCACAGCTCGGAACGCCTCAGACGGGCGCACAGCGTACACAGGAGCCGTTTAAGACAAATGCCGCTGCCGCAGATGTGCAGCAGGATGATTTTGCGGTGATTGACGATTCAGAAGATTTGCCTTTTAATTGACGCGGGAAAGGAGGAGATTAAATGGAGCACAGTGATCGGACGCCTTGGACGGACGAATTGGTTGAAGCGAAAATTTTGGAATGTGTAAACGGACTTGAGCTAAATCGGATGCCATCTAGACAGGAATTTCATGATTTTTATGGCAATGATGCTCTTACCAATAGAATACGGAGAAGCGGAGGATATTATGATTGGGCCATACGCCTTGGGCTCAAAATGAAATCCAGTGAAACTCAAATAGGAAAAGACGGCGAATTGCTTGCAAAAGAACTATTAGAGCGGCGTGGATTCACGGTAGAGCGCATGACTACTCGTTATCCATACGATTTGTATGTTGATGGCGCTGTAAAGGTAGATGTAAAAACTGCACATTTAACACAAATAAAGGGATATGGATGCTATTCATTTAATCTTGAAAAGCGTGCGCCTACTTGCGACATATATTTTTTAATTGCACTCGGTATTGAGAATGAAACGGTATACATAGTTCCCGCCTTCGCAAATCAAACACAAATTTGCATTGGTGCAAAAAACACCATTTATAAAAAGTATATTGACCGTTATGACATAATTCAAAATATTGCCAGCGCGCATAAATCTATAGGATAAGGCGGTGACAATATGGCAAATGACGGATATATCAAGCTTTACAGAAAGATGATGAAGTGGGGCTGGTACACTGACACGAATGCCAAATGTGTGTTTCTTCATTTGCTTTTTCTGGCACAATATGAGGCGTGTTTTTACCGTGGGATTGAGTTGGAAGTCGGACAGGCAGTAACGTCGATACGCGAAATTTCATTGCAAACAGGTATTTCAGTGCAGTCCGTGCGAACAGCGATAAATCATCTAAAATCAACACAGGAAATAACACAGTGCACACATGGGAAATTCAGCGTGTTTACAATAAAAAACTATATCGAGTACCAAGGAGCCAACACGGAAACTAACAATCAGGTAACACGCTACCAACACAGTGCTAACACAGAAGTAACACAGACCCTTATATTAAGAAATCAAGAAGTCAAGAAATCAAGAAATAAAAAAGATATCTCTATCGAGATATCCAAAAAGAAATTTGGCGAGTTTGAAAACGTGCTGCTCGACGGGCAAGAGCATGAGAAGCTGGTGGACAGCTTGGGCGATATTGGCGCATCGGAGTATATCGAGCGGTTATCTGCCTATCTTGCACAAACCGGGCACCGTTACAAAAGCCACTATGCCACGATTCTGAACTGGTGGAGGAAAGACGGCAAGCCTGTTAAACGCACATCGGAACCGCGTGTTATCAAGCCGGACGTGGGACGGGAGATCACGCCGGATATGACGGCAGAGGAGTTGTTTTAA